TTGATACTCCAGTCTCATAAATACCTATATGTCACAACGTAAGATTACTAGAGAAACTGATTACCGAGACCTTGATCTTGATTTCCTGATGCATCCCACAACCAAGGATGTCGTCAAGAAAACTGGTACGGATGCTATCAAGAGGTCTATTCGGAATCTAGTTCTGACCAATTACTATGATCGTCCATTCAGATCATGGATTGGTTCGAATGCGCAGAAATTGCTATTCGATAATATCAATCCTATGACAGCTAACTTCCTGAAGGACGCTATTATAGAAACAATAGAAAACTTCGAACCTCGAGCGCAGCTAGTACAGGATGCGGATCGGGGTGTACGGGTAGAAGTCATGCCCGATAATAATGGCTACAATGTCCGCATCACATTCTTAGAAGTCAACCGCGGAACACCAGTAACAATCAATTTATTTCTGGAGCGCATAAGGTAACATGGCAACCGAAAAAACAGCACTAACTGTCTCAGAACTAGATTTCCTTACTATCAGGGAAAATCTAAAAACCTTCTTGCGTTCACAAGATGCCTTTACTGATTATGATTTTGAAGGTAGCGGTATGTCGGTATTGCTCGACCTGCTGGCTTATAATACTCATTATCAAGCGTTTTACCTAAACATGATTGCGAATGAGATGTATTTGGACACGGCCCAGCTCCGCGAAAGCGTCCTGAGCCATGCTAAGTTGGTAAAATACATTCCGAATAGCAGGCAAGGCGCATTATCTAGACTGAATATGACCGTAACACCTTCCGATTCCGAAGATCAAGTTGCAGCCAGCTTGACCATCGACAAGTACACTAAGCTCCTGGGCACCGATGTTGATGGAGTTAATTACCCATTCGTCACGCTTTATTCTAATACAGCATCAAAATCTGGTGGTTCCTTTGCGTTCTCAAACGTCTTTGTCAAGCAAGGCGAGGTTGTCACCCTTCAATACCTTATGCAAGCAAGTAATGATACCAGACGTTTTGAAATCCCTTCGGCTAATGTGGATACCACTAGCATTGTCATAACTGTGCAGGACTCAGCTTCTAATGCGGATACCACGCTCTACAGCAAGGCCAATGACATTACCGAGCTAACTGCTAACTCCACTGTCTATTTCGTGGAGGAGAACGAAAATTCCAAATATACCTTCTATTTCGGTGACAACGTTATCGGTAAGCGTCCACGCGATGGAAATATTATTATCTGCACTTACTTGGACACAGTTGGTTCTATCTCAAATAATATCACAGGCTTTACCTTCATTGAGCCACTAGGTGGATTATTTTCGGATAATATCTCCATTACCTCTGCTGTTTCATCTTACGGTGGTATCGATAAGGAGACTGTGGAAGACGTTCGATTCCGCGCTCCCTACTATTACTCAAGCCAGAACCGTGCAGTCATAGCCCAAGACTATGAATCCCTGTTGATGAAAGACTACGGCAATAACATCGATTCCGTTTCTGTATGGGGTGGAGAAGATAACGATCCCGTGATCTATGGGAAAGTGTTTATCTCCATGAAAACCCGTGGAAACTATGCACTGACCAACTTTGAAAAAGAACGTATCAAGGAAGAACTAATTGCTAAGCGCTCGGTCATGACAGTTTCACCTGAAATTGTTGATCCTGATTATGTTTATATTCAGGTTGTCGGAAAGGTCAATTACGATCCTACTTTGACTTCGAAATCAACAAATGAGCTAAAGGCACTGGTTGTCGCAGCTATTCAGGATTATACCGACGATGAATTGAATAAGTTCCGATCAGTATTCCGAAAGGCCAAACTTCAGTCTTATATCGAGGCTGCCGATAAATCTATTACGTCCTCGGACATTGATGTAAAAGTGCAGAAGCGCCTTCTTATTGATACCACACAGACCAAGACTTATACGCTCAATTATAACTTGCCACTGAGAAAGTCCATTTATACCGATAGATTTTCGTCTTATCCTGAAATTGAAATGTACGACGCCGCAGGTATTAGCCGAGACGTATTCATTGAAGAAACACCTGACGCCTCTACTGGTATTGATGAAATCGTCATTGAAAATTCAGGTCGAGGATTCACCTCCACTCCTACAATTACCATAGTCGGTGATGGTAGCGGAGCTAGAGCCGAGGCTAGAATTTTGTCAGGACGCCTAGAAAAGATTACCATTACAGATGCAGGGCAAAACTATTCCTTCGCTCAAGTTCTGATTACAGGTGGTGATGGTGGTGTTGAAGCGGTCGCAAATGCTAAGCTCCAAGCCCGTAAAGGCACACTCAGAACCTATTATTACCGTTCATCCGATGGTGAAAAGGTAATTGTCAATCCTAATATCGGAACTATTGATTATGACACAGGCGCAGTTGTTCTAAATTCAATGCGAATTTACTCGGTTGCCGAAAATGACTTTTACGAGGATGACTACCTGACAATCAATATACATACTGACAATGATAATATTCCTATTCTTCGCAATCGTATTCTGACGATTGATACCGAGGATCCTAGAAGCATTCAGGTTGAGGTGATTTCTGACTAATGGATATAGCTAATACTAAGATCAGTCATTTAATTGAAACACAAGTTCCGTTTTTCGTTCGGAATGACCATGCTAAGTTTGTTGAATTCCTAGAGGCGTATTATCAATACCTCGAGCAGGAAACAAAGACACTAAACGTATCCAAGAACTTGCCCAAGCAATTCAATATTGACTTAAGCGAGGATACCTATGCTGATCTAATGTACAATACCTTCATGCGCTTTATCCCTACTAATGTACTAGTGGATAAGCGGATGCTCCTGAAACATATCAAGGACTTCTACCGAGCTAAAGGTACTGAAAAGGCCACTCGATTCCTTTTCCGCATTCTGTATAACATCGAAATTGAATTCTATTATCCTAAGAAGGACGTTCTCCGTGCTTCTGACGGTAAATGGTATGTTCAGAAGTCACTTCGTGTATCCGACGTAAAAATTAATGGCGTTGCTAATACCGAGCTAACTGGACTTGCTAAGTTTGTCACCACTAGAATAACCTCGAGCAATACCGCTTCTGAGGCACTAGTCGAATCCGTCGATAGATTTTATGAGCAAGGCACACAGATTGACGAATTGGTTCTGTCTAATATCGATGGTGAATTCATTTCTGGTGAATCCGTATCAGCTAACTTCGATGAAGGTGGAGAAGAAAAGACAATCTCCGCTAATATCTTCGGTGACATTATCAATTCCTTTACTATCGTTGAAGGTGGTACTGGCTATGAAATAGGTGATCCAGTTATCATTATCAGTTCCTCTGGAGCTGGTGCTTGTGCAGTCGTCGGTTCAGTTTCAACTGGTTCTATTATCGAAATTGCTAACTTCGGTGGTGGTGCTGGTTATCAAGTCAATGATGCGGTCGTTATTACAGGTGGTGGTGGTAACGGTGCTACTGCTATTCTAACTTCAGTTTCCGATAATAATGTTCTTCATCCCAATTCCTATAATATTGTGGCTAGCAGTCTTGCCGCAGAAGGCAATACCGTAGCAGGTAATACCCTTTATGAAACTTTTGCCTATCAAAGCTTGAGCACACTAAGCATCAATACAGCTAATATCAAAATCAACACTGGAGCTGGCGCTGCGGTCAATACTGTCAATCTGTCTGGAACTAGAACGAATTCCAATGTTTGGTTCGAAACATACGACACACTGAACGTTAATGGAACTCTTCATATTATTACGTCGTCTAATACTGTTCTGGCACGGATCACAGTTACACCTGGCATTCGTGGCAATCTGGTACTGCATCCATTCCAGGTCTACAAGAAACCTAATATTAATTCTATTATTGGCAACTCGGTAAGCTATTGGGTTTATGCTAATACTGGTCCTGCTGGTGCTGCTAACGTTATATCCGGCGGCTCAAACTATACTGGAGCTCCTACACTATCTGTCACTGCGAACAGCATCATCCAATCCCTAGGCATTCTAGGTGCTATGGAGATCGTTTCTGGTGGCATGAACTATACGATTGGTGATGAAATTGAATTCATCAACGGCACTGGTTCTTATGGCTATGGAGCTAGAGCAAATGTTACTAACGTCGATAGACAAAATTCCAATACTATCACAGCGGTTTATTGGAAAGAATTGCCTGGACACATTATTGGTGGTTCAGGATACACAACTGAAAATCTGCCTCGAGCTAACGTAATTTCAGCTACAGGCAATGGTGCTAATATCATAGTAACGTCGCTGCTGGCATCAGGTGCAGACTTGCGTCCGACAGCTTCGGATGTGGGTGCTATTCAGCGCATTCTTATTATCAATCGTGGCTCTGGCTATCGTGGCACCGTGACAGCCGATCTATCAGGATCAGGCGACGGAACAGCCAATGTAACTGTCTCGACCATCGAAGGTCTGTTTACCTATCCAGGTCGTTACTTGAATGATGACGGACACTTGAGCTCCTATAATTTCCTTCAGGACAGGGATTTCTACCAAGATTTCTCTTATGT